AGCAAAAATATAGATACTAAAATCATAAGCGAACCGATTGTGCTTCGCCAGTGCTTGACAATCACATCGAGTATTCGCCTTGGTTTAGTAGCCCTTTTCCTCATATGTGAATATACGCCAAAACCTTACCCACGTTTGGGCAACGTAGGGCTAAAAGTTACAAAGTGAGAAATAGAGATTTGCCTCTTCTCGGCGGCGATTGGTCAGTCCTGTAAGCACTTTTCCGCCTGCCTTGTTCCAGCGTAGGAACTCATCGAGAATGCTCGGGTCTGCTGGATTGGCTTTTGCTTTTTTTAGCAGCGTGGACTTCACCAAAGCACCAGTCCCCACGTTGTAGCTGAAAGCCACAAGCGCATCGAACTGGCATTGATTGAGGTTAGGTAGGTGCTTATTGACTGCCGCTTCGAACGGCTCAAGGGTTGCGAGTAGTAATTGCGTTGCTTCCTTTTCGCCTGTTAGCTTCTCCCCGAGCATAACCTTTTTGCCGTTGGGGTAGCGAGTGCTTCCGTAGCCGATTGTCGGCACGGCAGCTGCGCAGAGGTAGGCGCTCAGGCGTAAGCCTTCCCACTTCTTAATCAGGTTGAGACCGAGAAGCGAGGTGGAGCGCATTAGATGACTAAGTATTGTGCGGTTACAAAGACATACGAAAACAAATCGCCAGCGGTGTTAGATGTAATATTAATTTGAATTGTGCTGCCCGATGGAATTGAGTTTAATCCCAAAGCAGTTACGTTACCAATATTTGTATCGAACGTGATTGAACCATTAACTTGTCTTGGTCCTGAAAATGTAGTAGCAACTGGCAAGCTTAATTCAAATGCCGCATCTGTTTGGGCTGCATCGAGCTGAACATCTAAGCGGATTGATACATTAACAATATTGTCAACCTTTGTGTAAAAGCTTACGTAAGGCGTTACAACCTCGCTGTAAGTCTCATTCGACACTACTGGCGTGTAACTACCACTCTCAAACTGCGGCATCCCTGAGTAGATGTTTTGCACCTCGATTTGCTTAGATGTGTTGGAGCTTGTATCCACGATGTACATAATATCGTCAACCGCTGCCGTGCTGGTCGATGTTAGGTCGGTAACTTTTACGCCTGCCATAGTTTTAGTTTTTTACAAAGTTACAAAGAATTTAGATAGGTAATCGCATCGTCAACACTCGAATAAGTTGAGCCATTAAACGAATAATCAGCAATGGTTATGCAGTAAATACCTTGGTCGGTATTTAGCGCAAACGAATTGTCATCATTCTTTGTCCACTTTGGCTCGTATAGTTCGGCTGTTATTTCAGAGTTTGAAACCGTGCTGTAAAAGGTAGCAACCTCGGCTGTTATGTTGATGTTTGTCATAATTTTTCGATTAAGTAAAATGAAGTCCTTACCACATCAGCTGTTGCTGTTTGTAGCTGTGTCATGAATATTATGTATTGATTTACCGTCCAATCAATATTTGAGGTCGAAAATGAAGTCAATGTGTTGAAGTCTGTGAAGGTATTACTTGATGAAGCAGTGACTTGAGTATTATTGGAGGCTTTAATCGCTAAATGCCTTTGAAATCCGTTGCTATTTGAGTTTGTAAAGCCCGGTGTGATAATACCCAACTGAATTGCGCCAACTAAAGATGCTGAAGTATTTACATATAGCTTGCACGTTATATTCGATGCCGTTCCTGTTTTCGTTACCCGCCACGTTACACGAATAATATCGCCAACCGCGAACGTATTAGCTGGTATAAGTTGACTTGAGCTTATCTGCTCGGAGGCAACCCCTGTAATGCCTGTGCCGTCGGTAGTGCTTTTGTAAATTACAGGCGCACTCCCACCAGTGCTTGCAATGGTAAAGCTCGGATACGTTCCACTTACTGCAATGCCGCTGCCTGCTGTTAGGCTAACAGTCTGGTCAGGCGCGGTATTGGTAAATGTTTGGTTTGGATAGCTCCCGCTTATGCTCATTCCAGTTCCCGCACTTGGGTTGAATTGTGCTGGTATGGTTGGAAAGGTATTTAGTGAGCCATCCCCCCGAACATATTGCGATGTCGTACCGCCGAGAACATTGCCGAGCGAACGGTTCTTCCAAAGGTTGTTTGCGCCCGTAGTGTAAACGAGAAAATCATTGTTTGCAGGTGCTACGCTTGTGATGTCCACATCCGAAAGCTCATCGAGCTGGAAGCCATTTTGGACGAACACATAAATCTGACCATTGCCAGCGTTAGCCCTTTCAACTATCCCGATTCGGGTTAAGTGGTTAGGTGCTAATGGTAATACATTCGTTAAAGCCCCTGCGGTATTACCAACGTAAAGCGTATCACCTGCGGCGTAGGCGTTAGTGTTTATGCCGTCAATTACGCCCTGCGTTATAATGTAACCCTTTTGATTAGGACCAATCGAATTGCTGAATACAAGCCCAACAGTTTTCGAGCTTGTTGTCTCAGATGTGTTATTAGCAAGCTTAACCGTCATGCGGTCGCCAGTAGCGCCAAAGGCATAAACTGGTTGACCTCGGTTAATCGTTACGCTGTCCGCATTTGTGATATACGCAAACATTTGATTAGGCGCTACGCCTAACAACTGAAAGTTAGTACCGTCATAAATCGCGATGAATTGCTGGTTCTGCGCAATGTCACCGCCTATGATTGGCACTACGTTATTCTTGGCAATGTTAACCGCACCAAGACCATTGATATTCAGCGTTGATGCTCCTGTATTAGCGTTGGTGAATCCAATCGCGTATGCATCGTTGAGGTTGTATGCAGTAACGCCCGGAATACTTACCGCATAGGTATCAGTACCAGTTGCCTGACCGCCTTGCATTCCTGTTGCTGCGGTGCTGTCAATCGTGAAGTTCGGATAAGTACCGCTAACCGATATATCCGTGCCGCCTGTGATACTTACAATTTGGTCGGGTGCTGTGTTATCTATCGTGAAGCTCGGATATGTACCGCTTGTACTTATTCCCGTGCCTGCCGTAAGGCTAACCACTTGGTCAGGCGCTGTGTTGGTTACAATATTGCTCGCTAAAGATATGCCAGTGCCTGCTGTGAGTGCATCTTGCTTGCCTGCAAAAGTTGAGAAGTCGGCAGAATCAAGATACCCATCCACGCTTGCGCTCGCTTGTGGGATGCTTATCGCTGGCGTATTGCCACCACTCGAGGCAATTGGAGCAACACCGGTAACGCTTGTAACACCGCCACCGCTTGGGATGTTTACCTGAACCACGCCCGGCGAGGTTAGCGAAGCCGTTACGCCCGCGCCTGTGAAGTTTAATGTAGTGGTGTTGGTGCTTACGTTTACGCCCTCATCTTGCGTGCGCAATGGCGTACCGCCGCCACCACCGATTGCAACCAACGGATCGGCTGGTGTGCCGTTGCCGGTGATAGTCACGCCATCCACAGCCACCGAGGTGAGGCAAGGCTCACAAGGTTCGAAGTCAGGCAGTGGGATGTCACCAGTTTGACAAGTATCATAGCAGCCGTCCTCAGATGAGGTGCTGACATTCACATCCACATCAATAGCAACAGCAGCCCATTCATAATTCACTGGCAAGTACCTGGCTTCGGTTGCGTATCCGCTTGGCACTACCTCGTAAGCAATGGCTCCGATGGCAGTCTTGAATTGCGGATCTGTACCGCTTATCAAGCGCAGCACTCTTGATGCTACCCAGTCCTGTGCATCGGCAGAGTCGCAAGGTAGATGAGACTTGCGCACCATTGCGTAAGCAGTCAGCGTAAAGCGTGTCTCATAGATTGAACGGCATCCGGCAAGCCTCAGCGTCTCATTCTTATTTACTGTTATCTTGCCACGCTTCGCCCAGAACAATGTGCCCTGCTTCGCATCGAAGTTGGTCACTGGTATCGCTTGGCCGTTGCCGATGTAGTGCGCCCATGCTTTGTCATTGCCTTCGCCTACAAGCTCGCTGAGGCCATATATCTGGTCGAAGATATTGCCAACTTCAATGCGTTGGTTTAATCTGTCAAGTATTGTAGAGAGTATATTCATCGTTTACTCATTGCGTTTATAATTTGCTCAACCAATTGCTGCGCATGGTCCTCAAGCATCTCGGTTTGCTCCTCAGCAGTCGGCAAAAAGATTGGCCCATACTTGGCCTCAAGTCCTTCGACCTTGCCAATCTCGGATGCCGGAATCAGGATTGCTGCTTCCAGTCCTTCAGTAAGTACATCTTCTGCCAAGAATCCACCTTTGAGCCTGCCAGTCAACTCAAGCGGCAGCTTGCGCGATGTGCCTTTCTTAAGCTCTGCATATCCACCTGGGAAGTACAGAGACTCGATTGGTTCACCTCTCTTGCCCTTCTTGTACTTGCTTGGCGCACTTGCCAAGGCTCTTGGGGAAACGTAAATCGGCTTGGTGCTGTATGGTTTGGTTGGTAGCTTCTCGCCATCCGAATTGCTTCCTCCCGAACTTCCAGTGCCAAAGATGCGCTTGAACATGATACGCTTCAATTCTCTTACAGGACCATACAAGGCAGTGAACTTGGAAGTCCAATCGTTGTACAGCTCATCGAGATTCCTTTGGATTTCGGCTGGTGTCGGCATATTACGGCAGGGCTGTGACGTACTTCATGTTGCGTTTGCAGTC